ATGAGAAATAATCACATCAATCTCGCTAGCATAATCAAGCTTGCTTACTGCCTTTTTAACTTCATCATCATAATCAAGCACGATGCAGTGTATATTCAACTCTGCAAGTGTCTTGCTCTCCATAAGAGCCTTTGTTGTTGTGACTTTAAATATTGGCCCAAAATGTCCAACAAGCACACGCTCATTGCATTTGCTGCCATCAAGTGTGCCCGTTGTGCCAATGCGATAGCTTGCATTGGTCAGTGTATTCATAATTGTATTGAGACTCTTTGCTTTAAACTGATGTGCTTCATCCCCAACAATCATGCCATATTTTTTGAACCAACTTTCAGGACATGTGATTGCACTCTGCCATGTTGTGATTGTCACTCGTGTGCCAGCAACTTCTTTTTCTTTGCCGCTATAGATGCGATGCACTAGTTTTTCAGAATCAAATTCATTATCATGAGTGCTATAGTCTGCAAAATCGCTGGCTAGCTGTTCAACAAGACTGGTCGTTGGCACAACAACTAGTGCCTTTTCAGTCTCATGATCAATATACCAACGCAGCAGCATATAAATGATCAAGCTCTTGCCGCTGCCAGTTGGACTCAAGACAAGTGTTCTGCCGCTTGTCAAGCTTTGTACAACTGCTTCAACCTGATAATCATGTGGTGTTATGCTATTTCCACGAGCAGATAGATTTAATTTTGAAATATAGTCAATCACCTCTTGACGAGATGGCAAAGGAGATCGCAAGCTGTCATCATAATCAACTGCATAGCCTCGTTCTTTTGCAAATTTTGCTAGCTCACCAATCAAGCCATAAGGCAGTGTATGCGATCTTAAATTAAACAATCTGATTTTGCCATCCCAGAGTTTATTACGATATGCAGGAATAAACTTATAGCCTTCTGCATAAAACGTAAAATGCTCACCAAGCTCCATGAGTGCACCAGTATCGGCGCTTCTCACAAAGATCTCTGCTTCATTCTTTTTACTTAGTTTAAACACCTGCTTGGAATCTCTTAAAGTCAATAATGTTCTTGATTGTTTGATGTCTCCAACGCAACGTATCAAGTATTTCTTTGCATGTATCAACATACACACCTATATATTCACATGCCATTTTGCACTCACTGATGTCAGTGTCTGTGTTATAATACATATCCATATCACCCTTAAGTGGTTTATTCATGCCATGAAATGGATCATATATCCAGCCTCGCGCATCCATTTCATCCTTTGTCATTTTGCCATTATAATAGAGCCACTTATCTTTTTTAAGTATGGCAAGATCAAGCTCTTTCTTTTTTAATCTCAGTTTGGCAACTGTATGGAATTCAAGATATTTGCTATGCAGCATTGCACCTCGTAAGGTTGTTTCATCAAGCGCATGCTCACTAATCTTTGAATCATTTGCCCATTGTTTTAATAGCTCTTCGACATCCATGAATTTATCTATACAAGATCAAATTCGTCATAACTGAAACTTATGTCAAAGCTAGCATAGCCTGGCTCACCACTGCTATTAAATTCAATTGAGCTCAAACTGGTTGGAAATGCATTTGCAAATCGAAAGCCGCGACTAACATTAAAATGGCTTGTTAGAGTCTCAATAGTGATATCAGTTGTTTTAATATCTGGTCCATCCTTTGCATTATGTTTAAGCCATGAGAAGCATTCGAGATATGCTGTCATCTTTTCATCACAAAGCAGTGTACAATTAAGAGCATCATATGTCAGGCTATTTCCAGGTGTAAATCCAGGCAAATTTCGATATTTAGTCGATATGGCTTCGCTCGAAACACCAGGTAAAGTAACACTAGTTGCAAAAAATGACAACTTTGGAAATTCATTTGTTCCGCCAATTATCACGCGAAATTGACTATTGGCTAATAGGCTATTATCAATGCTCATGACTATATTTATGCAAAATAAAGCAGGGGAGCCGTAGCTCCCCTGCTGGGTTTCGTCCTAAGGTAAATGGACGTTAAGTTAATTAGAATCCGTATTGACCGGAGAAGTTAGGCTCACCGCTGTTGATGTTAGTCACGCTAAAGTTACGGAAGTAAACGTTAGAATTTTCAGTGATTGCACCAAGAGTGTTTGTTGGACCAGAACCTGCGCTGAATGGGTTAGCAACTAGACCGTAACGAGTCTTGAAGCCAATTTTTGGCTGGAAGCTTGCTTGGTCAACTGCACGAACCATAGTAAGTGGTACATATGGGCAGTAGTAGATACCTGCGTCATAAGCATTCGAACCTTTGAAACCAACAGTGATATAATCAGCTGTGCTATAAGGGTCGATGAATACTTTAAGACGGCCATTGATGATACCAGCAAATGTGTTGCCAGTGTCGTCAACGTTAAGGCTTGTTGACAATGCTGGAGCATAGTCAAGTACACCTGCTGCTGCAAGAGCGCTAGCTACGTTGCTTGAGCAGATAACGAAGTTACCTTTACCACGACGTGTTGCTTTAGCAATCGCGTTAGCTTCTTTTTCAATTTGGAAAAGAAGAGACTTGAATTTTTCAACAGCCCAACGACCGTCTGCATCAACTGCAAGGTCAAAGTCACCGCTGATACCACCTGTGCTAGCAGACCAGTTGATCTTGTTGATAACCTCACGGTTGATTTCAGCAAGAATTTCTGTGCTCAAGATGTTAGCAAGTTCAGTTTCAGCGTCAAGGCCGTGAACACTCTTAAGGTCTTGTGCAAGCTCCATTGAGTATTCAGCTTTAAGCTGACGAGTTTTAGCTTCAACAATGCATTTTTCGATTGTGAAACCCATTTCGCCTGAAATGTTACCTTCACCAGCAGAACGCTCAAGGCCTTGACCAGTTGGTGTACCGGATGTACCAGAGAATGCGGTGTTAGCTTCATTGAAAAGCGCTTCTGGGTTATTAGCGTTACCACCAGTTGATTGAGTTGCGTCAAGACCATCACCTTTTCCTGCTGCGTCATGGCTATTGTAACGAGACTTCATCGCAAAGATAAGACCTGTTGGTCCTGTCATTGGCTGAACGCCAGCTACGTCATAAGCGATAAGGTTAGGCATCGCGCGGCGTACAAGGCTGATGAGAACTGGATCCCAGCGATCAACACCTGCACCTTGATAGTTACCGCCTTGGGCGCTAACATCAGTTTCAGTTAGGTATTGTGCTTGTTCGCGAGCCTCACGAGCTGCTTTTTGTTGGTTTTCCAAAAGAACAGCAGTTACACTCTTACGATATGTGTCTGCGAATTTTGGTGCGTCGGCAGCCTCAAGAATAGGTGCCCATTTTTTTTCTAGTGCTTCTGATTTAAACATAGTAGTTATTTTGTTTTTTAGTTTGGGAATTAGTAAGTAACGCTTTTATTCATTGCGTTAAGTGCTTTTAGGTATTGTGACATCTCAGGATCAAGTTTAGTTTGTTCTAAAATTTGGCCTTCGACGATTGTTTCAATTTCAGAATCTTCGTATTCGGAAGTTTCTTCGGTTAGAGTTTTCTTTGTTTTATTCTTTGAACTCTTGTTCGTAAAATAAAACTCTTTAAGGGTTTTAACCTTATCTGCAAATGTGTTTTCACTTGTAAATTCAACGCTCTCTGCAAGCTTCTTCAAACGAAGTGCTTCAGTTTGTGTCAAATCTTCGCATGCTTCTTCAATTGCTTTTGCGCGAGATAGATCTTCTACTTTTTCAACAAGACCGCCAAGTAGTTCAAGTGATCGACCAAGTTTGGTTTCAACCTCTTGTTTTTCCTCTTCAAGTTTTGCGAATAGGTCAAGCTTGCTAGCTGGAACTTCAACATAGCTTTCAGTGAAGAGAGTCTTCAATGAGCCCATGAAGTTTTCAGCAATCTCTGTACGAAGGCTGCTTTCAATTGCAACTTGATTTTCTTTCATCCATTGCTGTACAGCATAGGTGAGATAGCCATCAATTTGCTCTGTAAGAGAGTCTTCAACAAATGATACTGCTTCTTCTAGACGACGAGTGTAAGATTTTTTAAGACCTTCTCTAATGGTGCGAAGTTGTGATTTAACCTCAGCTTCGAAAATAAGGGCAGCTTTGCTCTTAAATTCTTCAGTAAGACCAGCTTCACTTTCGATTAGATTGCTAACGTTAGTAAGATCGACTTTGAAGTTTTCATATTGTTCTTCAACTTCTTCCTCATCTTCTTCCTCATCTTCGTCTTCTTCTTTAGATTCGCCTTCAGACTTCATTTCGTCCTCGTCTTCTTCTTCAGATTCTTCTTCAGATTCTTCTTCATCTTCGCCTTCAGACATGTCATAATCACAGGAAGCTTCATCAACTTCTTCCTCATCTTCTTTGTCTTCGCCTTCAGACTTCATTTCATCTTCGTCCTCGTCTTCTTCAAGATCATCTTCGTCCTCATCGCGCGCTTCTTCCTGAGACTGATAGTCGGACTCATCAAGAGCGAGCAAATCAGAATCAACAATATCTTCGATAAGATCTTTTAGTTTTGATTTTTGTTTCATCTATTTTGTTTTCGTTGTTGAGAGGAGGTTTATCCTCAGTCTCACATTTTCACCTTTCCCATACTAAATTCAAATAATCCATAATATATTAAAACTTGACTGAAATTTCAGTCAAGAAATCTTTGAAAATTTTAGCTTGCTGTTCAACAAGTTGTTTCTTATTAAGCTTTTTAATTTTTTTAACTGCTTGTTCTGCAGCAACAGCAACAATCTCGTTGCCTTTATAGAAATATTCAACGCCTTCCATGATGCCATTAACAAATGCACTTGGTGCGCTTGGATCCTGTACAATATCAACTGTAGCAAGAATAAAGTCGTCATTAACTTTACTTGTGCCTTCAGTTTGACTAACACTGCCCATACCTCGGCTTGATACACCGAGCTGACAACCACCTTCAAGTAAACCTTTTGCGATGTTGCCCATAGGTGTGTTTAGGATAAGAGCTTTGCCATAGACATCGTTTTTATCCCAACGCAATTCAGTGATGCGGTGACTTACTTTATCGAGATTAATTGCTGGACCTTCGGGGTGATTAAGCTCACCAACTGCACGGCCTTTTGAAACATATTCTTTTACATAACGATCAACAGCAGACTCAAGAACCGCTTTAGGATAGATTCGTCCATTGCGATTTTTTTGCTCTGCTTGCATGAAAATACCTTCGATGATATATTTCTTATCACCCTTCTCACCTTCAGTAAGAAACTTAATATTTTCGTTATGTTCAGTAATTAACTTCATCTCTGATCTTTATTTATATAAAATCACTTTTCAACTTTCACTGTTGAAAACTTTATTTGCAACTTCAACTCTTTGTTGATCAATCGCAACTGCAATTTTATCCTTTAGGATCTGATCAAGACGCAAATTAGCAATCTCCATCTTATTATCCTGCACATCATGTATTAGACTCTTTACTTCGCTCATAACTTTTTATTTATTTGTTTAATTTATGCTTCTTCTGGAGGAGCTTCATCCGCCGGTTCTTCTTCAGCACCGGCATCAATTTCAGGCTCAGGAGATTCATCTGCTCCAAAATCCATGCCGCTATCACCTCCAAAGTCATCAGCCGACGGCTCTTCTTTTTTACCTCCAGCTTTTGCTT